TTAACTATCACGCCTAACCCTCCACCCGCCGTTGCCGCCGTCCTCATCACCGTAGGCCATTCGGAATGGTGATATTTCGGTACTAAGGGCGATTTTCCCTGTTGAGTGGTAGCAGTAAGTTTTACAGCGGCCTAGCATTTTGTAGATGTGGCCACCGTCTTCTGCCGTTAGCTTAAAAAACTGCCCCGGCTCAATATGTTGAATGCGGGGCTTAGGTTTATATCCGTTTAGTGTTTTCTTTTCGGGTTCGCTCATAGGCCACCACGCAATACAACTTCATTGAAATAGGCCAGTGCACAGGCTGCTGCTAATGCAGCAACCACGGCCAGCACTGACCACCACTTGAGCTTCTTGGGCCACACTTTCTTTGTTCCATTAAAAACCCCGCGCTTGCGGGGTTGGGTTGTTATGCGACTAAGGGGTGCCACGTAGGATTTTCTGCTCGGTTTCTTCACTGATTTTGGTGAATACGTCGCGGGCAGCATCTTCAATGATTTTGTGGGGGCGTACCATTTCGTACCACATCACTAAGAGTGCGTCGTTGATTCGGTAGCGTAAGCGGCACTCGACCTTATAGGCTTCACCACCGTCTAGCACCGCAATGCCAATAGAGAAAATCTCAGGGATTTGCAGCTTTCCTTTAGAGGCTGTGCCTTGAATTTCTTCTTCATAGGTAAGCTCTGTTTGTCCATTCTGTAGACGGATACCAGAGGCGAAGTTCACTTTCTTTTTGGCTTGTAGGCTGCGGGAGATTTCCAGCATGTCAGCGCCTACCGGCTCCACGATGTCAGGCAGGTTGCGTTCAATAAAATCAGCAAATTCAGCTTGCTTCATCACCTTGCCATCGCTCTTAGACCATTCCAGCCACTCAGCGGAGAATGGGCAGGCATATTTAACGCAGTGGTCTTTCCAACCAGCGATTTCAAGGGTGTGGTCGTTCAGTACGCCAGTGAAGCTAGGAGGGTTCAGCTTTGCGTAGATTTGACTAGAGTCAGTAGCATGCTTGTTGAAGTATTGGATGAAGCTATCAGCGTCATCCATAACCACTGTGCCGGTTGCACGATTGGGAGTGGGTAAATACTCTTCAAGGTTAATGAGGCTGTAGTCATCAGGTACGACGGCATATGTGCTGGGAGCACCAGGTATAGCAACGGGCTGTCCAAGTGCTGCACCTGCGGCAAGTGAATCAGAGATGATCTTTTCCATGACTAATTTTGTCCTTATACGGTTTTAAGGTTTTGAGGTTTTTCGGAGCCAATAGACTTCAAGCCTTCGATAGTCATTTGGCGTGGGTCCTCGCGTTGGAGGTTGCCTTCTGGCGTGGCCCACATAATGGAGCCGCCTTTTTCAAGTTCAGGCACAGTGGATTTAATGGTGTCAGTGATTTCTAGCTCACCGCTTTTCCCCGGCTTGAGTTTGATTTGCAGGGTGAGTGATCCGGTTTTGCCGGTATTGATGCAAGCGTTAACTACTTCTTGCATTTTCTCGGTTAGTTCGTCATGGAGTGTTCCATAACGGAGGTCTTGAAGAACCTCACCAAATGTTTTGTTGCTCATGATTTCCTCGGATTAAAAAAGCCGCAGGATAAGCGGCTAGGCATTGGGACTGCATAGTTGTAATGGGCGTTAAAATGGAGTGCCCACGGTGTGGCAAGGCGGAAGGCCTCATGTTTTATTTTTGATAGGTATTAAGAAAAATGACCGAAGAAAAAGCCGATCAGATTATTAGGTGTGTGAAAGAGTGTTGGTGGCGTGTAGGGGCGTTGCTGGCGCTAATACTTGGATTTTCTGTGTTTGTAATGGGTGGGTGGCCAGAAATGAGTCAAACGACAGCAGCTTGGGTTCAGGCAATAGGCTCAATTATTGCCATCTGTGTTGCGATATTCTTATCTCACTATGATAAGGAATTAGAAAAACGAAACAAAAATTCAGAGCGAAGTGCTAATAATAAAAAACAACTACGAGTTGCTTTGCGCGTAGCTCTATACATGATGAATACTATGGCGGGTTACAAAATAAAAAATGGTGCTGTGGAGCGGCCTGATTTCTCAGAAATTGAGTTTATGAGCCTTATGACAAGAATAGATAACGCTATTTTCATTGCAAAAAAAACTTTGGATGGAGAGTATTTGAGTGAGGAAATGTTTTTTCAAATTTTGCGTATAGGTGATTTGGGACTTGATATAAGGGAAACTCTTATAGCTGACTATGAAATAAGAGAGGGTTTTACCGATAGTGATTTTATAAAAAAATTATGTGCCATTGAGTATGAGTACAGAGAGATAGGCAGAGTAATAAATGAATTTTTAGATTCAGTAGACTGCAAATACTCAACGCCAAATCATAAATAGGCTGCATTCAAGCGCTAAACGGGATTTCGTCGTCCATATCAGCAAGATTATCGACAGGGGCTTGGTATGGATTGGCGGCTGGTTGTTGGCATTTCTGCTGCTGCGGTGCCCGTGGCACGCTGTATTCATCGCCACCATCACGACCGCCTAGCATTTGCATCTGGTCAGCAATGATTTCAGTGGTGTAGTTATCTTTACCGTCTTGGCCTTGCCATTTGCGTGTGCGCAGGCGGCCTTCAACATAAACGGAGCGGCCTTTTTTCAGGTACTCACCAGCGATTTCGGCAAGGCGATTGCGGAATACAACTCTGTGCCACTCAACCTGCTCCATAGCCTCACCGGAGCGTTTGTCAGTCCATTTAGACGTGGTAGCAATTGAGATATTGCAGATGGCGTTACCTTCTGCGCCGTAGCGCACTTCCGGATCGCGGCCTAAATTCCCAATGATTTGAACCTTATTTAAACTGGCCATTCGGTTTCCTTCGTCTATTCTGTAGGTTTTCTAGCGCATGAATACGTGCATGCTCAGCGCGGGTCATTACTTGGAGGTTTTCTATGCGGTTGTTTTGTTTATCCTCATCAATATGGTGAACAACCTCATCGGGCTTTAGTCGTCGCCCTAAGTGCTTTTCAGTGATAACCACATGAAGACCTCTTCCTTTATGCTTTCCTCTGGTTATTTCTAAGTAACCATTAGGTTTTTCGGTAATACCTTTAGCGGTCCGCTCCCCATGGCGAAGCATGCCGAGGCTAATGTTGCGCTTCCACTCTTCACTAAACACGCGGGTTTTACCTCTAAGGCCTGAGCCCAGCTTGTGGGAGGCAGCGCGAATCCCATCACCCCTGCTTCTAAGGGGGATGTCGTTGATGATGAGTAGAGTACGAACGCTAGATACGGATAAGCCGATAGCTTTAGCAATATCAGTAGTACTCAGTTTTTGGTGGATGTATAAATCCTCCAAAATTACTTTGTTAACTGAAGCCATGAATTAGTGTCCGGGGTAGGGGCCAGTGAAGGCCAAGATTACATAAATGGTGATGCAGACCAGCCAGCTCCAAAAGTAGGCTTGTGTGGGTATTACTTCGTTGGGGTCGATAGGTGGTCGGATGTGGTGTTGCCAAACCCATGTGCCGGTACCGCCAACAGCAAAGGCGAGCGTCCACAGGAACAGGCTAGCAAGCATGCTCATGATGTATTTCCTGTTGAGTTGTGGGCGGTGTGCCCGATGAAGAAATTGGAGCGGGATAGGGGGATCGAACCCCTGTAAACAGCTTGGAAGGCTGCTGCCTGACCACTCGGCCAATCCCGCGAAAGAGTTTTTCAGAGCCTTAGCCCTGCTAGGGTACGATCCCTAGTTTTAGACATACCTTCATCTGGTCTATTACTGTTTTTATTTCAGTGTGGTTGACCGTGCGCAGAACACACTTGATGGCGCTGGCTGCATCCTTCTTCCAGCATGACTCTCGGGATTACGGGACGTTTGAGAGCCTTATGTCCCCTAGCGCTTTGCCTGCGCTTACTGCTGCCATCAAGGGTGGGCGCATTACTAGCTACGGTACTGATGCGTGAAATTTATCGACACGCTCCGATCATTGCTTTCTATACACCCACTCTTGATGCCCCTCTTACGAAGGGCGGGGGGTTAGTTAACAGAAGCGCCGCTAGCACCAGGCGCTAGCATTTCGGCCTGAATTTTTGCGTCCAACACCCTACGGGCCCATATCATTGCTTTGACTGCTGCCATTCGGCATGTGGGTCGGTCGTTAAACTCAAAGCCTTCAACTTCAATCTGTAGGTGGGTATCTACATACTTGATTTTTACGGTACCGGGCTTGGCTATTGTTCTGTGGTCAACATCCTGCCCCTCAAGAACAAAGCCACTGCTTTTTCTTTCTGCCTGCATATCCATTTTCCTTTTGGTGGTTACTGCTTGGGGATTAGGGAGCGTATGCGATCAGCCATGTTATCGGCAGCATTGAAAATGGCGGCCAGCTCTTCAGGAAATCTATTTCCCCATCCGTTCTTGTCCAGAGCCATTGCGTACTCTCTTGGCTTCTTTGCTGCCGCCTCCAACGCCTCCCGCACACGCTCGTTTGCGCAGGCTTCGGCTTGAGTGGTGGTGATTAGTCCCTGCCAATCTCCTGCGCACTGGCACAGGTTACGGTTTGGTGAATAGGCAAAGCACCACCGCTTGCTTCGGTATGTTCGCCATGCCACTGGCTCTGGCATCGTTACCTTGCTCACGGCTTTTGCTCCATTGCGGCGTCTATCACCTCATCAACGCGAGCGTTAGGCTCTTGACCGTTAAAGAGAATGCCTTTTAATAAAACCCCTGTAGCCTTATGGCCTTTGTATCCTCTAAGGTATCTGTAACGCTCCGCATCTTTGCGCATCTGCTGTATCTCAGGGGATTGCAGGGCGGCTTGTTCGGTTAGCTCCATGAGGCAAACAGGGGTGTTGTTTGCGATGCCCTGAAAGTACCTGTGCTTGATCTCCTGCCTGACTTCATCACTCAAAACAGTCTTATTGAGCATGTTTTAGTTCCTCCAGAACCGCGAGTCCTCGATCAATCCATTCTTGTATTGATGTGGGCGGAATAGTTACGTCCCCAAAATTAATAGAGGTGCTGGAGGAGTTGAGGTTTAGGCTAAATTGTTTAGCCAATTCCTGTGTAAAAGCAGCTAGTACGGCAGTGCATGCAATCAACGTGAATGCATGTTCTGCTGAGAATGTTTGGGGCGTTTGTGTGCGCTTTGGAGGTTCAGTCGGGTTACGCGCAGGTGGTATTTGTGATTGCATTGGTTAATCCTGTCTTGGTGGGTTTTGGTAGACGCTCTGCAAAGCCTACGTAAGCAATAGGGAACCGACCCCCCTATGCAGAGCGTCTGCCAAAATTAGGGTGATCAGTCCCGATTCGATATGATTGAGTTTCCACACAACAACCATTGTCAAAAAGGAACTGATCATGAGCGATGGAACAAACTCTCCACTTGATAGAAATCTGCAAAGGCAGATTCTTTTTGGTTTGCGTGACCTAATGCCATTAGGCACATATGAGCTTGTTCAGGACTTGGGTTTAAGCGAGTTGGATGAGAATATTCTGCTAACTAATCTCTTTTATTTGGCAGAGCATGGTTTGATTGAGCACGGTTTCAAGCGTCAAGATTACGTCGGGGCTGCGGCAGAACATATCCAGATGTCGCCAGCTCTAATTACTGCGCGAGGTATGGATTTTCTTGAGCAGGATGGTGGCCTCTCAGCAATATTGGGTGTTGTTACGGTCCGGTTGCACGATGACACTATTAGGAGTTTGGTTGAGGCTAAGATTGTGAAATCTGATCTGCCTGAGCCTGAGAAGCGTAGGTTTCTTGATGCACTGAAATCGCTGCCAGGCGATGCCATAAAACGCCTTGCAATGAGGCTGATTGATAAGGGGGTGGATCAAATTCCGTTTGATGAGCTATGCCAGTCAATAAGTAGCGGCCTATAGGTTTTTGTGTTGTAACGCTTTTTTCTTCACCTATACGCTGGAGCTTCATAAAAGAGGCTCCTCCTTCAATGGGAGCATAGAGGTGAGCCTCTGAGCTATGAATGAGTATGACTAAGTGATCATTGCAGAAAATCACCGCTTCAGGTCGTAGTGTCAGCATCTGCTATTCCTTTCTACTCTTCGCTTCAACAAGCACCACCATTGATGCTTACCAAAGCGGCCTCGTTTGAAGCCGTTGGAGATTGCTACCCGCCGCAATCAAGGCGTCCAAAAGGATCGCACCCAGTAGCCGGTTAAGCGGTCTCACTCCGCCCAGCTAATGGGTGTTTTTCGCCTCAGTTTTGCTCCAGCCCTGGACGTCGTCCGGCTGCCGATCTCCTTACAGCGCTTTCGCACGGATCGGTGTTTATGGTGCATTTTGTAAAAGAACAGTTCGGCTAGTGCCTGCAACTCTGTTTGGCTGCCCTCTGGGCTAGGCTTTGGTGAGTTGCTGAATGAATATTACCCACGGGTAATTAAATAGTCAATACCTATAGGTAATTGTTGAATGGGATTAGGGATGGGATAGACGCAAAAAAGCCCTCATATGAGGGCTTGGGGTGTTATTACGCAGATTTTGGCTATGTCGCTGTGGCTATTATGCTAGAAGCTGTGAGTGCCAATGCCGTTCGCTAACAATACATAGGGGAACGCCGGCATCCCTATACTCAACAGCTTTTAGTATTTTTCTGCCATGGGTGGAGTGAAGCCAGTCACGGCTACCTATCTCGCCGATAACGAGGTAATCAAGTTTTTTGGTGATGCCCTTAGCTACATCGCCACCTAATGTAATTATTTGTTGATGGCACCAGTCGCGAGTACCCGTGTTGAACTTTCCTGTGAAACAGAAAATGCGTCCTTGAGCTTCTATAGTGGGTGCTGGGTCGTTCAGGGGTAGGGATGAGCTTCCGCTTGACCAGCCCTGTTCTATAGCGTCGTTGTTACCTACAGCGGTTTGAAGTAGTTCGAAAATCTCAGACTCTTCTTGCTTGTCCATCACTCCATCTTCAAGAGCGGCAGCAATTCTTGGAAGAAGCACGTTAGCAGGCCATTCGTTCGTCGCTGTTTGGTTTGTCTGCATCCACTTCAATAAAAACTCAGCCTCTGCTTGGCAGACTACACCGTCAGCTAACACGCCTTTAATTAGTCCAATAAGCTCATCCACCTTCCGAGCACCTACAGCGTGAGAGCGGTAGTTTTTGACTAAGGGCTGACCATCTTGATCCTGATGGCTAGTGCTACCTTTAAAAATTTCTTTTAACCACCCCATTACGAGCACTCCACGCAACCAGTAATTGCCGTAAGACGGATAACTTGAATCATTACTACATCCTCCAATAAAACTAATTTTTAGTTACATCAGAGCGCAGCGATACGACTTGTGCGCGGTGTTACTGCTGTTTGCAATATAGGGGGCTAGAACTCTTGGCTTCGCCATACCTTTAAAACGCGGCCCAAAACCTGAAAGTCCATTTTCGGAGTGATGTTAAACGCCTCGTATGCGCTCTTATTTTCAGAAATGGCGCGTATAACCAAACCATCCTCTGTAGGGATGCGCTGTAATCGTTTTATGTAGCCCTCTGTGCCCACTCTAAAAAAGAACACAGCGTCAAACTCGACGCATGTAACTCCTAAATCAACCAACAGCGGGTCGCCAGGGTTAAACATTGGCTGCATTGAGTCGCCAAAACCTGTAACGATGCATAAGTTCGCGCTGCCTGAGTGATTTTTAACATTCTGATTTAGCCAGTCTTTGCTAACACGCCAGCTCTGAATAACGCCCGGCTGGTCTCTCAACTCCAATCCATACCCCATAGCCCCAGCCACATCCTCTGGATCGTACTGCTCAATGGTTACGTCCGTTGTTTTTGTAGTATTAGAGATTGAACCAATATGCTCTCCGTCTTTTCCGGTGGGAGAGGGCGTTGAGTCTGGATCAATAAACCAATTGGGAAACGCTCTGTTTAGGTCATCAAGAGAGTCCTCACCGATTCTCTTGTACCCGCTCTTAGATGGTGGATAAAGCATGCGCGAGACGTAGCTAGGATCCTTGCCTATTTTTTCAGCAATTTTCCTGATGGCACCGTGACCAATGCTTTCTCGTAGAGCAATAAGCGCTGCTCTTCGCGCTTCATATTTATCCATGCGCTTATTTCATCAAACAGTTACCTGTAAGTAAATGACCTGTAGGTATTGATATTTATATTACCTACGGGTAATATTTGATCATGAAAGAACTAACCAACTACCTAAACAGCATGAGCAGAGTAGACCAAGAGAGTTATGCCCGTAGATGCGGGACAACCGTTGGGTATCTACGTAAAGCATGTTCAATCGGCCAAAGATTGCGCGAAAGCCTATGCATTGCACTAGACAGAGAGTCTGGTGGCTCTGTGCGCTGCGAGGCTCTTAGGCCTGATGTTGATTGGGGATACCTACTACGGCGATCTACGCAGCCCGTAGTTACAGAAACTCACCTCTAATGCAGCTCATGTGTGTGTCGCAGTGGTTCGTTAGGTTCTTGCATATCTCGTTCTAGACATAACCGCTCAAAGACAGAGCACAGCAGTTGGTCACTGATTTCTGAGTTTTCAGTGACGCCAGCGCAGATTGATTTGGCTTGTTGTAGTAAGCGTTCGGTCTGAGTCATTGGGGTAGCTCCCTATCTTTTATGTGCATGAAAGCACTTTACTCAACACAGGAATCATGGTCATGCGAAATGAATCGCACCGCTCGAAATTAGCAACGCTGATGCACTACGTAGATAAGTGGCGTGTTCGTGTGGGCAGTAGGGAGGCTGTAGCGGTCGCTATTGTTGAAGCCCATACAAAGAATGGTATGGCTGATATTACGGGGATTCGGTTTGAAACGCAGGGCGATCCATTTACGTTGGCCAAGAATGCGGCAGACCGTATTTACCGCTGGTTGGATGATAAGACCAAAGACACCAACTACATGCCTGCAAACTTTGAAGAGTCAATTCTGATGGCTATGCCAGAGGACTTGCGTTACGCCTATGCGTGCGAAACCATGCGCCCGCTAGGTTATTCGCCTCGTAAGTTTATCTACTGCGTGGGCGAATCCCCGTTATCACCGATAGAAAGAGCTATGTCGATTAGCAAAGAGGGGGCTGATGCTCTACAGGCGGTAATGGCTTTGAACGGTGACACGTCAAACGCTGCGTTACATGCCGCACACAAAGAGCTTAGTGAGTCCATTGGCACAAGTCGTGCGGCACGTGCTGCCATTGAGAAGATGATGGAAGAGCGAAACCTTGAGGTGCCCAATGACTAAGTCCAGTTTCATTGGGGGCGAACGTCCTACCTACGGCACCGACTACACCGACCTATTCAAACTGGGTTGGTTTAACAATCCACGCGTAGCCAAAGCCTTTGGTGTGAATCATGACCAAGACAAGGCGAGCCGTACTTTTGCGATCAAGGCTGCAATTTATGAGGTCACTGGTGTCGATAGCTTAGCGAAGCTGCCGCCTGCTGATTTTGTACGTTTGATAGCGAGTAAGGGCTTGGTATTCACGTTGCCAACGTCTTTGAAAGCGGCTGCGGGTGTATAGCGATGAACAAAGCATGGAACAGCACTCTACGGGCCAGCACAAAGCCGCTACGCGCTAAGAAGCCGTGGGAACCAAAGGGAGGTATGAACCGCCCCCAAAAGCCCACGACAAGCAAGAAGAAGCCTATGGCGTCGCGTGGAATGAAAGGCCGCCCAGTGACTGCTGAACAGAAACGCTTTCACGACCAGATGGCTAGCTTGGGTTGTATCGCCAGCCTTAAAGACGGTTTCTTTGATCCGATGGTGAGCATTCACCACATCAATGGGCGAACAGACGATGACGCTCACTGGCTGGTATTGCCTCTGTCTGCTGGTAATCACCAAGACGGTACCGGCGCACCTGGTCGTATCGCAGTGCACCCATACAAAGGCCAGTTTGAGGCTCGTTACGGCAAGCAAATGGATTTACTACGCGAGTGCATACAGATGCTACTAGCGCGTGGTGTAGATGTGCCAGAGGCAGCGCTAGAGGCTGCCGGCATGAAAAAAGAAAACCCAGCAGCTGCGCTAACAGCTCTGGGGGCGATTCAACGTTACACGGAGGTCTATTGAATGACTCAAATGATACCAATAAAACTCACAGGTAAGCAATTGGCTGATGAAGGAATAGCGCTGGCAAAAGACCATGCTGATTTCGTTACGCCTAATTGGAGCGACCGCATTATGTCTTTGTTTGAGGCATGGGTGCGCAAGCAGGACGAGCAATTTACTATTACGCACTTTCGTTTGTACGTGGCTGAGCATCATCCTGATCTGGTACCGCCAAGTTCAAATGCTTGGGGGGCAGTGGCTCGCTTAGCTGTTCAACGTCGCTTGGTGCATAACATTGGCTTTATGCCGTCTATCTGCCGCTATACCAAAGGCCATCCAGTTAGAACGTACAGGAGAGCTGTATGAGCACCATCATCATGACTCAATGCTGGCCTTTACAGGGCATGAATGCAAGCCAGAAGGCTGTATTGATCAGTCTGGCTGATAACGCCAATGACGATGGTGTGTGCTGGCCGTCTGTTGCTTACATTGCTGTGCGTACCTGCTTATCTGAGCGTGCGGTACAGAACGCCATTAAGTTTTTGCAAGAGGTAAAGATTTTGGCGGTTGAAGACCGTAATGGCCGTTCAAACGTGTACACGATCAAAGCGGACAATTACACACCAAACCCCCGCAAATCCTGCACCCCCGCAGAATCTGCACCCCCGCAAAAAGAGTCAGAACCCCCGCAGAATCTGCACCCCACCCCCGCAGGAGCTGCACCCGCCCCCGCAAATCCTGCACCCATAACCATCAACAACCATCAAGGAACCGTAATAGAACCACAAGAGGCACCGTCAGGACCGGTGCTTCCAGTTTCTTTGGATGAACTAATGGCGGATGGTGTTTCTGAAAAAGTAGCCAAAGAGTTTCTGGCACTTCGTAAAAAACTGGGTCATGAGCTGACTCCGCTGGCACTGGATGGCGTCAAACGTGAGGCTGGCATTGCTGGCTGGTCCTTGGAGGCGGCTTTGACTGAATGTGTAGAGCGTTCGTGGAGAGGCTTTAAGGCTGCATGGGTTAAGGGCTCAGGGATTCAAGCAACTGGCAACCAAGGCGAGGGTTTCGCGGGTCAGGATTACAGCAAAGGGGTGGGCAATGATGGAAGTTTCTAAGGCCATGCAAGGCGCAGAGGTCGCTACACGCTGCTGCGATCAGCACGGCGAATACCAGTCACAGCACGTCACTCTGGGAAGAACGGGGTTTTGGACCACATGCCCTGCATGCACTGAGGCGGGCACTAAAAGTGATGCGCAGAAAATTATTGATGAGATCAACGCAGGGCGTCGCCAAGCTGTGATGAATAACACTATGCAGCGTGCCGCCATTCCTCCACGATTCATGGATCGTCGCTTTGCAAACTATCGTGCCACGTGCCCTAACTCTGCAAAGGCCTTGGAAACAGTGCGTGAGTATGCGGAAAACTTTGCAGACAGCCTTTCATCGGGTCGTAGCCTGATTTTGATGGGCACGGTAGGCACAGGAAAAACGCACCTAGCGGCATCGGCAGCGCATGCTTTGATTGCTCAAGGTTACACGGCAGTTTTTACCTCGGTGCTGTCGGCTGTACGCAGTGTTAAAGAAACCTATGGTCATGGCGCTACACAGACGGAACGCCAAGCCATTAACGCGTTGATTGCACCAGACCTGCTGATCATTGACGAGGTGGGAGTGCAGTTTGGTAGTGCCACCGAAGAAATGATCCTTTTCGAGATTATCAACGGCCGCTATGAGCAGATGAAGCCCACCATCATCATCAGTAACTTGGCGATGGAGCCATTGAAGAAATACCTAGGTGAGCGTGTCTTTGACCGTTTGCGCGAAGGGGGCGGCAAGGCCGTAGTGTTTAACTGGGAAAGCCACAGGGCAAAGGCGGCCGCATGAGTGGGGTGTATTACAAGTCAAAAGACCATACCTGCATTGGGTACCGGCATCAGTGGGATACAAGTGTGCCAGCTGTGGGTTTTGTATTTCTGCGTGAGCCACTTGTTATAGATCGTGTGTCGATACGCAATTGTGAAATGAAGGCTAAGGCCATGGGTGGGGGCGGCGTGGATCTGCTGTTCTTGGACCCTTGCATACTGCGTGATGCGTATTGGCCAGAGGTTAGCGCATGGGCGGCAGAGCAGCTTGAGCGATGTCAGCCAGTAATAGCTTGTTGGTGGGAAAAACCTTGCAGGGGTGAGGTGGTTGATAAGTATCTCGATCTGGTGCGCGAGTCTGGTTATCGGAACACGCTTCATCACTTTGGAGTTAAGAATGGTGTGCCACAGCGCTTTAATGCACTTAAAAACACCAAGCCAATGCTGTGGAGGCTTTGATGGCAGCAGTCATAACAGCGCGGGGGCGCAAGAAGGCATCCAAATACAAGAACGTTAAAACGGTTGTAGACGGCCATAAGTTCGATAGCAAGAAAGAGGCTCGGCGGTACCAGGCACTAAAGCTATTACTGCAGGCTGGGAAGATTACTAATCTTGAGCTACAGAAGCGCTACGAACTGATACCTACGCAGCGCAAGTTAGACGGTAAGGCGGTGCGAGTTGTCACCTACTACGCTGACTTTGTTTATATGCGCGATGGCGCTCTGGTTGTGGAGGACGTAAAGGGTGTGCGCACTGATGTATTCGCTCTCAAAAGCGCTTTGATGCTGCATGTGCATGGAATTGAAATACGGGAGGTGTGATGCAAATACCTTCATGGGTCGAGTACGAGATACAGAACTGGGCGCGGATGCATTGGGTAGGGAGTATGCCGGGGCCGCGTCGGGTGGTACAGGAGCCTCGCCAGTGCATGTATCCGCTACAAGATGTGGATGAGGAAGAGCAGGACAACACGCCAGTGAACTATGAGCGTGCGCAACGGGTAGAAGGCATATACCTGCTGCTGCCACATGAGGACCGCAGGGTACTGCATGCTGAGTACACGCGCATCAAAGAGTACGGCAACATGCCTGACCACATCAGAGCAGAAGCAGCTAGCAAGAAAATAGGGATAACAGTGGATTACTACAAGTTAGCGCTGTTGAATTTTAGAAAAAAGGTTTGGGGGGAGTTCGTGTGAAGTATGCAAGCGAAGTGATTGACTTGATGGAGTGCATGCCGGATAGACGCTTCAAGGTACGTGAAGTGGTCAACTCGGTAGCGCCGAAGGCCACAGTACAACAGCGCGCATCTATACGCGAGGGGGTGCGGCGTGTATTGATATCCTTAGAGCGTTCAGGTCATGTGGATAGTACGAGAGGGAGCGTAGCAAACGGGGCAGATGCTGAGTACTGGTGGAAACCGCAACACGAAGTCATTGCCAACCGCAACAGAAACCGCAACAATACAAGCAAGCCAAGTTGCGCCTACAGTTTTTGAAACAACCCGCCGTCGAAAGATTGGCGGGTTTTTCTTTTTGGATTTCATGGTGAGTAGAAAGTTATCAAGTGTTCCGTCGCTGCTGGCTTCTACGCCAACTGCTCTCAAGACGGTTTCATCAGGCAGCTGGCGTGCAGGCAAGAGCAGCAGTGCGCGAGGTTATGGGTACCGGTGGCAGAAAGAGCGTGCTGAGTACCTGCGGCTTCGCCCCTTTTGTGTGATGTGCTTGCGTGATCTAGGTATTGACGCTGAGCAACCCATAGAAGCGATAGTGCTTGAGTGCGCAGAGAAGGGATCTGATACACCGTTGGCGTCAGTGGTTGACCATAGTGATCCGCATCGAGGCAATGAACGCGTGTTCTGGGATAAGTCTAGATGGCAGGGGCTTTGCGCTACTCACCACAGCGGCGAGAAGCAGCGCTCCGAGAGGGGGAGGGGGGGGGTAAAAGTCTCATATACCCTCATTTCCTAGACCACCCGTCCTCGCACGCGCAGAAAATTTTGCTTTTCAGGAATTTGTTAACCGGAGTTGTTAATGGCATTAACCGACAAAAAGCGCCGTTTCGTACAAGCGCTCCAGTCGGGGCTGTCAGGAGCAGAAGCGGCAGTACAAGCGGGCTACAGCAAAAATGGAGCCTCACAAGCAGCATCTAGATTAATGAAAGATGCTGATGTTCTGGCGGCACTTGGACGTAAAAAAAAAGTTAACGAGGTTAACAACCAAGTTAACAAAGAGCAGCCAGAGGAAAAAACAGAAACGGGCAGCGAGGTGGTCGATGTTCCTGCGCCTGGCACGCTGTCTGCATTGGGGCTTACATCCGATCCAAAGAAGGTCCTTGTGGCAATCATGAATGATTTAAATGAGGACCCTAAGCTAAGGCTTGAGGCTGCAAAAGCCTTAATGCCGTTTACTCATGGAAGGATTGCTCCGCAGGGGAAAAAGGAAGCGAAAGACGAGGGAGCCAAAAAAGCGGCAGGTCGTTTTACTCCGCAACCACCGCCACTTAAGATGGTGCCTAAATGACGCAATGGACTACGGCCTGCCTAGATTGGGGGCAAAGATTAAAAGATGGGTGCTCGATAATTCCGGCGCCCATTTTTTTGGACCAAGCGGAAATAGCGTTAGCCATATTTAAGCAACTGCAGGTCACAGACCTACCCAAAACAGTATGGGATGAATATTTAGGTGAATACCGAAGCCCAAACTTTGGGGAGTGCTCAGAGCAGTGGGTGTTTGATTTTGTAGCTGCAATTTTTGGAGCCTATGACGCAGAAACAGGCAACCAGTTGATTCGTGAGTTTTTCCTGCTAATTAGTAAGAAGAACACTAAATCCACTATTGCTGCAGGGATCATGCTTACAGCGGTCATCCTTTGCTGGCGTACAGGCGAAGAACACTTGATTCTGGCACCTACTAAGGAAGTTGCAGATAACAGCTTTAAGCCTGCAGCGGCAATGGTGCGGGCTGATCCAGAGCTGCAGGATATCTTTCACGTCCAAGACCACATTAGAACAATTACGCATCGAGTTACTGGTGCTTTGCTAAAAGTGGTAGCGGCAGACACGGATACGGTGTCAGGTAAGAAGTCTGGGCGCATATTAGTTGATGAGTTATGGGTGTTTGGCAAGCGTGCCAATGCTGATGCCATGCTTATGGAGGCAACAGGCGGCCAAGTTTCCCGTAATGAGGGGTGGGTGATTTTCCTCTCGACACAAAGCGATGATCCGCCTGCCGGTGTCTTCAAGGAAAAACTGACCTACTACCGAAACGTGCGCGATGGGGTAATACACGACCCTAAATCTCTGGGTGTGTTGTATGAGTTTCCAGAGGCTATGGTCAAGTCTAAGGCGTATCTCAACCCAGAAAACTTCTACATCACTAATCCAAACATTGGCAGGTCAATCAATGCTGATTGGATTGAGCATGAAATGCGCAAGTTTCAAGCTCGACAGGATGGGTCATTCCAGAAATTTTTGGCTAAGCACTTAAACATTGAAATCGGGTTAAGCCTACGCTCGGATCGTTGGGCAGGGGTCGATTTTTGGGAGCAAGCAGTAGAGCCTCTGTTGATCACCGATGCGCTAGAAACCTTATTGCAACTCAGTGAGGTTGTGACTGTTGGCATTGACGGTGGTGGTCTTGATGATTTGCTTGGTCTGGCGGTGTTAGGGCGCGAAAAAGGCACTAGACGATGGTTGTTATGGGTGCATGCGTGGGCTCATGAGATTGTTCTGCAGCGTCGAATGGAGATTGCTCCACGGCTTAGAGACTTTCAAGCGGCCGGTGATTTGACTATTGTTCAGCGCCCAGGCGATGACGTGAAAGAAGTGGCGGGGATTATTTGTCGCATTCGTGATGTAGGCCTTTTACCTGAGAAGTTCGGTATCGGCGTCGATGCTGCAGGTATTGCCGATATTGTTGCTGCTCTAACAGCACCAGAGTGCGGTTTCACTGTTGATCAAATAACAGCAGTGCGTCAGGGCTTCACCTTGAATGGCGCTATCAAAACAACCGAGCGGCGTTTAGCTGGCGGTGATCTGGTGCATGCCGGTCAGGAAATGATGGCGTGGTGCGTAAGTAATGCACGTATTGAAGACAAAGGTAACGCCATCTTAGTTACTAAAGCCGCAAGTGGTAAGGCAAAGATTGACCCAGTTATGGCGGTGTTCGATGCGGTGACGATGATGAACTTAGAGCCTGAAGCGCAAGGCAATTCAGTATACGAGACGCGGGGCGTTCGCTTCGTCTGAGGAATCTATGGGAATTTTGAATTTTTTCCGGCGAAAGAGTGAGCCGGGGGCAGAGTCACGCCCAGAGGTTAACGCCCATAGTCAAGCAAGCTCAGACGGTGCTGAGTCGCAGACTTTTGAGGGGCTTAATGACCCAGCGTTTTTAGAGTTTATACGTAATGGTTCGCCAGAGTTTGGCGGTTACGTGAAAGGCATGAAGGCTCTAAGAAATATGGCGGTTTTACGCTGTGTTTCTTTGATCTCCGAGTCTATTGGCATGCTCCCGCTGAATTTACAGATGCGGGATGAAACGAAAAGAGTCGTTAAGGAGCACGAAGCCCACAAGCGTTTACGGCTCCGCCCCAATGGCTGGCAAACGCCCTATGAGTTTAAGTCCCAAATGCAGCTCAACGCATTGGTGCACGGTAACGCGTATGCGCGGGTAATTTGGTCTAGAAACCGGCCAATCGCTTTAATTCCACTTGAGAATGAGCGCGTAGAGTCTCGTCTGACTGATAGCTGGGAGATGGAGTACCGGTACACCAGAAAAGATGGCGGGCAAATAACACTGACGGCAAAAGAAGTCTTTCATCTGCGCGACCTAAGCCCGGATGGCATTAAGGGGCTGAGTAGAGTCAGTCTAGCCAGAGAGGCTGTTTCGTTAGCGTTGCAGGCTCAGAGAGCAGCTACACGGTTATTTGAAACAGGGGTGATGGCTGGTGGGGCGTTAGAAATTCCCAAGGCTCTCTCTGACCAAGCATACAAGCGACTTCAAGACTCGCTGAAAGACAACCATTCGGGTGCTGAGAATGCTGGCAAATGGATGATTGCCGAAGAGGGGGCCAAGGCAGTCAAGTTTCCCGGTTCTGCCGCGGACTCACAAAACATAGAAAACCGAAACCATCAGATTGAAGAGGCTGGTAGGGCCTTTGGCGTACCACGGCCTTTGATGATGATGGATGACACCGGCTGGGGCAGTGGGATCGAGCAACTGAATATCTATTTCATTCAGTACGGGCTACAGCACTGGTTCACGGCTTGGGAGGAAGCTCTTGCGCGTGTCTTCCTAACAGATGAAGAGATGGAGCTCATGCGCTTCAAATTCAACGAGCGCGCACTACTGCGTGGGACCTTAAAAGACCAGTCAGAGGCATTCGCTAAAGGCTTAGGGTCGGGTGGGCATGCTCCGTGGAATACACAAGACGAGGTTCGTGATTGGTTGGATTTACCAAGCAGTGGTGAGCCTGCGGCAGCAAAACTGCCACCGAGATTAACAGACAAGGGTAAGGGTAATGAGCCTTCTAAAACTTCCTGAAATAAAGGCTGATAGCAAATTAAGCTCTGCGGAGTTTGATATGCGGCCAGATGCTTTGGAGCGCTGGGAGCCACAAGTTATGGCCTCAGCAAGTTCCGAACCCACGATTTCTATTTATGACCCTATCGGCGAGCGCTGGGATGGTGAAGGGGTCACCGCAAAGCGTATCAGCGCAGCATTGCATAGTATCGGCGACCAAGATGTGACGGTAAATATCAACTCGCCGGGGGGGAATTTCTTTGAGGGGGTAGCTATCTACAACCTCCTACGAGAACACCCATATCGAGTGACAGTTCGAGTAATGGGGCTAGCGGCTTCAGCTGCATCGGTAATTGCTATGGCTGGTGACGACATTCTTATGGGTGAGGGCGCGTTTCTGATGATCCATAACGCGTGGGCAGTAGCGGTTGGAAATCGTCATGATATGGCAGCTGTAGCCAAAACCTTAGCGCCGTTTGACGAGGCGATGGCAAGGCTATATGCCGCGCGCTCTGGCATGAGCGTTAAGGATGCGGCAACGCTGATGGATGAGGAAACATGGCTTTCCTCTGAGCGTGCTGTTGATGATGGATTTGCTACGGGCTTGCTGAGTGATAGCGACATCACGCGTAACGCTAATGCGCTTGGTCAACAGAAGTACCTAGCTCTGGTTGAGGCATCAATGGCTAAGGCAGGGCATTCACGCTCTATGCGTCGCGATATTTTCAAAAACCTATTTTCTGGCACGCCGAGCGCTGCCGGGCGAGACACCATGCCGCGCGCTGGTGCTGATCTAGCAGCATCGCTGCAAACACTACTTTCTACAGTTAAAGGTAACGTATGAAACAGAACAACATTAAACGCGGCATTATTTCAGTACATGCTGAGGCCGCACCAAGCCCATTAGAAGTAAAAACAGCAATCGATGCTCTGAATAAAGCATTTGCTGATTTTAAGTCTGAGCACACCAAGCAGTTGGATGAGGTAAAGCAAGGCAATGCTGACGCCCTCCAAGCGCTCAAGGTTGACCGTATCAATGCCGAGATTGGTAGCTTGCAGAAAACTGTTGATGAGCTAAATATGCGTTTAGCATCAGCACAAATGGGTGGTGCTGGCGGCAACGGTCCTAAAGATCCAGAGTATACAGACGCCTTCCAAGCACACATGCGTAAAGGTGATGTGCAGGCAGCGCTGAACAAAGGCACAGACTCCGAAGGTGGTTACCTGACTCCAATTGAGTGGGACCGCACTATTACGAGCCGTATGCGTGATGAATCGCCGATGCGTGGGCTTGCGCAAGTGCATACAACGGGTTTAGCCGGTTGGTCGAAGTTGTTCAATATGGGCGGAACCGGTAGTGGCTGGGTAGGAGAAACCGATCAGCGGCCAGAAACAGCGACGCCAAATTTGGTTTTGCTGGGTTTCGGGCATGGTGAAATCTATGCCAATCCGGCTGCTACACAGCAAATGCTGGACGACTCGGAAATCAATATTGAAACCTGGTTGGCTGGTGAAGTGTTTGCGGAATTTGCCGAGCAGGAAGGCGCGGCGTTTATTAGTGGTGATGGCAGCAAAAAACCAGCTGGCATCCTGACCTACGTAGCAGGTGGCAGCAATGCCACAAAGCATCCTTTTGGTGCCATCAAAGCTATTAATAGTGGCGCAGCAACAGGAATTACGGCAGATGCTGTTATTGATTTGGTGTACGGTCTGAAGAAAAAATATCGCCAAAACTCTAAGTTTCTCTCTAATACTCTGACCTTGGCTGCTCTTCGTAAGCTGAAAGATGGTCAAGGTAATTATTTGTGGCAGCCATCGGCGCAAGCGGGTCAGCCATCACTGTTGCATGGCTATGCGTTGGCAGAAGATGAAAACATGCCAGACATTGCGGCTAATTCCACTCCATTGTTGTTTGGTGATTATCGCCGTGGCTACCTGATTATTGATCGCACTGGCATCCGTGTCCTGCGCGATCCATTCACCAAAAAGCCTTATGTGTTGTTCTACACAACCAAGCGTGTTGGCGGTGGCGTTCAGAACCCTGAGTGCATGAACGCCATGAAAATTGGCACAGGCGAGTAATGGGGGGCGTCATGATATTTACTAAGCGTTTCTATGGCGTTCCAGCGGGCAGCATTTATCCAAAGTGGTTTGAGGCGGGCGAAGATTGCCCGCGAGAACTTCAAGGTGCAGCGGCAAGTGTTGGTGCTGTCGAGGCTGACAGCGCTGAACCGCCAGCAGATGAGCCAGTGGTTGTTGAGCCTGTTGCTGCGGAACCTCCGGTGGCAGAGCCTGTGGTGGTTGAACCGGCGGTGGTTGAAGAAAAGAAAACCACCAAAAAGTAGGGGTAATTATGTTTGTCACTCTTGAGTTAGCCCGCAAGCATTTACGGGTTGATGATGAGGATGACGAATTGCTAGAGCAGTATGTTGCGGCTGCCCAGCAGAGTGCTGTTGATTATCTAAATCGCTCGGTGTTTAAAACGCAAGAGGATTTAGATACAGCGGTGGCTGCTGGGCGTGCCGGTCAATCGCCTATTGTGGTGAATGCTGCAATTCGTGCTGCCATCCTTCTAATTGCCGGTGACCTGTACAAGCAACGGGAAACTATCGTGATGGGGGCAACGTCAGTCAGCGAGCTTTCCATTGCCAGCAACCTTTTGTGGCCTCATAGATTAAATAACGGGGTATAGCATGCTGCCAGCTGGAAAATTGAACAGGCTCATTACTGTTTTTCAGCAAACAGATAAACAGGACGTGACGGGCCAGCCACTTGAAGAGTGGTTTGAGTTTACTAAGTTATGGGCGTGGCCTAAGACGCAGACAGGCATGGGGGTTACGCGGAATGCTTCTAATGTTGCTGCTTCAATCAATGCGTACTCGTTTCGTGTGCGTTATCGCACCGATATTACCGATGCTATGCGTGTTTCCTATGGCGGCCTAATCTTCGATATCAAGCAAGTTCGACACGATATTGAGAATTTAGAGTGGACAGACTTGGTGTGTCAGCAGGGAGGTGTAGATGGTTGAAACCTCTTTTGAATTTGACGTAGATACAGCTATTAAAAGGCTAGAGGGTTTTGGCGTGGCTGCGCGAGATCATTTGCCGCGATCTATGGCTGTTGCATCAGGGCAAGTGTTTCGTGATGAGGCCAAGGATAGGGCGCCTGTGTATGACGGCTCTACAGGGCTAAAAGGTGGTTCAAACTTTAAAAAGGCCCCTAAGCCGGGGCTTCTGCGCGACGCGATTTATCTGGCATTCTCTGAAAACAGATCCCGCCCCTTAAAAGGCTTTTTCGTTTACTCAGTATCGTGGAATGCTAGAAAGGCTCCACACGGTCATTTACTGGAGTTCGGACACTGGCGCTATAACGTTGTGGCGGGTGACTTTCCAAGAAAGACGGAGCTGGCTAACCCGGAATGGGTTGCCGCAAGCCCTTTTTTGCGGCCGGCATTTGATGCCGTCAGCACGCTAGCTATTGAGATTGGCTTTGCTCGGGGGCGAGAGCGTACAGCAGAGCTGCTAGCAAAGCCTGAAGAGCTGGAGAAGTACGTATGAGCGTAGAAGCTGCTGTTTTCTCTTTGCTTGGTGGTCTTGTAGATGGGCGTTGCTATTCAGACGAAACACCGCAAAAGCCGATCTTTCCATTGATTGTTTATCAGGGAGTTGGTGGTGAGGCTAAAGACTACCTTGAGCGACGATTGCCTGACTGTGAGCATTATCGTGTGCAGGTTTTTTGTTGGGCAAAAACTAGGGCAGAAGCAAGTGCTTTGGCGTTAGAGGTTCGACGCGCAATCATTGAGCGAGGAGCAGCATTTAAATCTGCGTCGACGATTGGTCAGCGAGTTTCTGAGTATGAAAAAGCATTAAAGCTCTACGGCACCAGACAGGACTTTAGTGTCTGGATCAAAGAACGTTAAAAACATAACCACCATCTAGGTGGTTTTTTTATTTAAGGAGCCTTAAATGGCACTCAAATTTCCAGATGGCTCGGTGGTGGGTTTTGCAACCAAAATGGGGGTGGCAATCCCTTTTTCGGCAATCACAAACACTAACCCTGCCAATATTACGCATACAGAGCAAATCGTAAAAGGTGCTGTGCTTGCAATCCAGTCTGGCTGGGCTGGCATTAATAACCGTGCATGTGTGGCAGGTGAGGAGGAGGGTGGTGCAACAGAACTGTTGGGCATTGATACCACCGATACTCAGCTGTTTATTGCTGGTCGTGGTGCTGGTTCGGTCTTTGTGGCGTCAGATTTTGTGGATTTTAGCCAGCAGGGCGATCTAACCAGCTCAGGTGGTGAGCCGCAGACATATACTAGCAAGCATCTTGAAGATGTCCTTGGCCAAGAGTTTCAGGTGCCGAATGGGCAGACAGCACGGCAGTATGCCCTCAGCCTAGACTATGACCCGAGCTTGCCATGGTATGCGGCGGCTAAGACTGTGACGCGCAGGAAAAAACCAACAGTGATTCGTATCCAGCTCCCTGATGGTGATGTGGTCTACGAGTACGGCTACATGCATTTTAATTCTGCTTTGAATATGACATCTGGCCAGCCTATTAAAAACGCGGCGACCTTCTATCTGCAAAGCTCAGAAGGTACTTTGATTGAGGCAGGTGTGTAATGGGTATTAAAAAAGGTAATGCTCCTAAGACGTTCCCTGCCGAGCTTGAGCTGGTAGGTGGTGGCGAAAGCAGCAAACTAAAGCTGACTTACCATAACCGTAAGCCCAGTGAGCTTGCTGACTGGCTTAAAGGCTTAGAAGGTTCAGATGCTCCTTTTATGCCTTCCATGGTGCTGTATCTAGTGAAAGCCATGGAAACTGATTATTCGCTTTCACTTGAGGGCGTTATGGAAATGGAAGATGAGCGCCCAGGTATCTGCTCGGCAATCGTTGATGGCTTTCACAAAACACGCCGGGTGACCCTGCAGGGAAACTAAAAGAGGCTGTCAGGGCTTTTGTCTGGAAGGCTCCGACAGCCGAGCAGCTTAAAGGCACTGGGATGCTACCAAAGCACTACAAGGAGCCTAATGTTGATGTTTTCCCCGAGAACTGGCCCGCATTCTCGCTGTATGTGCGGTACCAGACGCAGTGGTTACAGGGGCCTACCGGTGCTACAGGTCTTAATTACCAAATCCTCATTGATGACTTGATTAGGCAGGGGTTAGACCAAGAGGGGATTGATGAAGTGATGGACGGCGTCAGGGTTATAGAGTCGGCCATGCTGGAGCACTTCTATTCCTAAGCTGTTATTATCCACTGACTATTTTGGGAGGTGGGTATGTTGAGATTGGTTTTTGGTTTGTTGGCGCTAATGCCACTTCAGCTCTGGGCGTCAGATCTTGTCGAACAAATTCAAGAAGGCGAGCGTGAGTATTGCTCGCTTCATGTTGAAATTGCTACGTACATAATGACAGCTCATCAGTTGGGTGAAGAGCAAGATGCCATGATAATTGCTGCCGCAGATAGTGACTTAGAGATTATGGAAATACTCAACAAAGCTAAAGAATCTCCGGTGTTTGATACCGAAGAAGAGAGGCTGTCTGCTGTTAATGGTTTTAGAAGGCAGACATATGCGAATTGCATGAATCATCCTAGTAGGTACTCTAGGTAGGTCATGAGTCGCAATTATCTCTGAGCAAGCCCCGCTTTCGCGGGGTTTTTTTATGACTACCCTTAGGTGGTGGGTGAATGAGCGAAGAAAAAATTGGAACTGCGCGGATTGATATAACGGGTGACTCCAAAGGTATTGAAGCCGCAACAGTAAAGGCCAGCGAGAGCATTCGTGAAATGACACGCTCAGCTCGTGCTGAGTACCGCTCTCTATCTGATGTAGAGCGCAAACGTATTGATACCCTTATGCGACAAGGGCAAAGTTTGCGTGAGGCGTTAAGCGGTACGAGGTCTGCAAGTGATTTGCTCTTCAATACATTAAAGGGTTTGCCTATCCCCATCGCTGCTGGTGCTGGAGCAATTGCAGCGATGGGTCTTGCTGCCTATCAGGGGGCAACCGAACTTAAAGAGTTGAACACACACTTGATCATGACTGGTAACGCCGCTGGCGTCACAGTTGACCAAGTTTCGGCTATGGCTGCTCGACTTGATGACCTTGAGGGCATCACACGCGGTGCAGCTGCTGGAGCGCTTACCCAGGTAATTAGTAATGGGAAAATTGCACAAAATCAGATTGAGGCAGTAGCAGAGACAGCGTTACGCGCAAATCATGTCCTAGGGCGTGAAATGTCTGCGACCATCAATGAGTTTGCGAAGATGTGGGATGCCCCAACAGAAGGCGCTGCGAAACTAAACAAGCAATACAACTTTCTTACTCTAGAGGTGTATGAGCAGATTCGTGCGTTAGAACAGCAAGGACGTACTCAGGAAGCCGCTAGTTTGGCTCAGGGAACACTAAATCGGGTTACTCAAGAGCGTTTAAACGAGGTTGAGCAGTCGCTAGGTTTTGTTGAGAGGGCCTGGAAAGCTGCTGGTGCGATGGCTGGTGACGCGTGGGACAAGTTCAAAGGACTTGGCAGGGAGAGTACGGCAAGGGAGATTATCTCTTCTCAAGAGAAGCAAATAGAAAGTTATCTTAGTGAGATAGCTAACTACAGTCGCTTTGGCGCTTGGGAGGGGATGAGCAGCAAAGATGTAGATGCTTTAAGGGGGGTGGATAACTCCACTAAGGCTGGGCTCAAAGAAACACTTGGGGCACTGTGGGAGGCGAGGGCAGCGCTAGCTCAAAGAACGGCCGAGCTGGCTGGTTCGGAATTTACCGCTGATGCTCAAGGTCGTAATGCTGCCGATGCGCAACGTAAAATTGAAGCCTCTGAATCTTGGCGTAAACAAGGCGAGCAGGTTCGATCACGCCAGCAGCAGCGTGAGAAAGAAATAGCTGATGCTAAGAAGTGGGCTGCCGATATTGGTGCTACAGAAGAGGATCTAGCCAAACGTATTACTCAGATTAATGAGAAGTACAAAGATCGCAAGACAGGGGGCGGTCGTGGTGCGAGAAACGATGAAGCAACACGTCTATTGCAGTCATATCAGCAGCAGGAGGCCTCACTAAGAGCGCAACTGCAGAGTAATGACAAGCTGGGTGCCAATCAAAAACGGCTTGTCGAGTTTGAGCAGCAGATTGTTGACCTAAAAACAAAGAAAACCCTTACTGCAGATGAGCGCTCATTACTGCTCAATGAGGGCAAGCTTCGTGCTCAGTTAAAAATCAATGCTTCTTTGGAGCAAGAGCAAGAAGCGCATAAGGCCATTGTTAAGGTTCAGGAGCGTTCTGCACAGATCATTGAGCAGATGGCCTCAAGCCGCGACAACACGAATGCGCAGTATCAGCGTGAGCTAGATGCGTATGGCATGGGTGATAAGGCTATGCAGCGCCTGCAAGATCAGCGCTCGATCTATAAAGAGTTTGAGCGGTACCAGCGCCAATTAGCAAATGCTACTGATTTCTCAAAAGCCGGTGCGGCGCAGCAGTATGCCGAAGAAACTGCCAAGATTGAAGCAGAGCTGCAGCGTCGTTTACTCATGCAGCAGAACTACTATGCCACTGTTGACGAGTTGCAGAGTAGTTGGCTGTTGGGCGCGAATCATGGCTTAGCAAACTACGCGGATGAGGCGGCAAACGCTTTTCTGGCTACCAGCAACTTAGTTAATAAGTCCTTCAAGTCAATGGAGGACTCACTTGTTGAGTTTACGCGTACCGGAAAGTTGAGTTTTTCGGACCTTGCTGATTCAGTTATTCGTGACTTACTGCGCATAATGATTCAGCAGTCTGTTATGGGGCCACTGGCTGGCATCTTCGGTGGATTATTGGGCGGTGGTGCTGGTACGGGGAATTTAACTGGTGGCAGTCTCTCTGGTGCAACGTGGGCAGGTTCGTCATCAGTGGGTGGCGGACTAACGGGGTTGGCTAAGCTGTGGGCAAATGGCGGCTATACAGGCGATGGCGGTAAGTATGAGCCTGCAGGTGTAGTGCACAAAGGTGAGGGGGTACTTAGCGCTGATGAAGTTCGTGCCATAGGCGGAGAGGCGGGGTTTAACGCTTTGCGTAAGAGCATTCTTGGCCGAGGGTATGCATCAGGTGGCATTGTGAGTGGGTCTGCGTTACCTGCTTCTACTTTTGTACGTCCACACGAAACGACAGCTCAACAACCTTCTATATCTGTACAGATCATCAATAACTCCAGCCAGCCAGTGACTGCATCACAGCCCAAAATCACCATGGATGCATTGAGGGGGGTAGTAGTTGACATCATGCTTGAGGATGACAGGAAAAATGGTCCCTATGCCAGACAACGGCAATTACGAGGAGGATAACGATGTTGCCAATGTTTCCTGATTATGCCGATATCCTTCTGGATGGTTTTTCTGATGAGTCAGATTACGGTGTGCTGCGCACTGAAATGGATGGTGGGATTGCTAAGCAGCGTGCTAGGTGGACTAAGGCTATCGTTACGCGGGATGCCAAAGTGCTTGTAAGAAGCGTGGCAGAAAAAGCCAGCTTTGATGAGTGGATGCGCGATGAGCTGCGTGGTGGTGCGGGGTGGTTTGAGTACTACGACCCACTGACACAGATTACACGTAAAACCCGCATTATTAACGGCAAGATCAAATGGACTTCGCCCGGTTTTGTGTGGGAGGGCCAATGCCAAATGGAAATGATTGGTTAGCCCATCTAAAACGACAAAGATGGGCTACCTTGATGTTACATACCAGACACTTTTTTGCCTTTTATCTGTAGCTGTAAGGCTTCCTGGCCTTTGATTTTTCCTGTTAGGGAAAGCTGGTCATTGGTGATATGACCAGCAATTAAAAGTGAGTAATTTTCGACCCCGGGAATTACGGATGGAAGGAGGTTGCTGTGACGAGCAACCTTAATTTCACCCGCAATTGAGCCATCTGCTGTGTTGCTGAAAGAGCCAACATAACTGAAAGATGAATCACCACCCAAAATTTTGCCATCAATAATGGTGACGACTCCTGCGCCGATATCCGTTGTGGCGCTAAACACTACTGACCAAAGGCCATTTGACATGAGAAAACTCCTGTACAAAGTGATTTACAACATCGCATGGCGCTTAAGCGGTTTGCCGCAGAGCGAATTCAATACGACCTTGTCATTCTATTACTTTATTCATCGCCGACCGCTTAGAGCCTATTTTCAGGCCGTTGTGCGAGCGCGGTCCTAATGACGGACCACCCACTTACTGATGAGAGCACCTGCCTAGAGCAGGTTTTTTTACGCCTATGAGTCGTCAATATTCTGCCCGCGCCAAGCAAAACATGCTTGCAACGAGCGCGGATGAGCCTTTTTTGGTGTTGCTTGAAATCACGCACCACGAATTAGAGGTGCCGGTGCGCGTGGTAAATGACTCCATCGCTATTACGGTTCAGGGGCATGAGTTTGTGGCCTGTCCATTTGATATCACCTTGCCCGATGACGTGGAAGGGCAAGTCCCTAAAGCGCAGTTATCCGTCGATAACATTGGCCGCGAACTTACGCAGTGGCTGGAGTACAGCCGAGGCGGTAAGGATGCGAAGTGCCGAATTATGCAGGTGCTGCGCTCGTACCCAGATGTGCTTGAGTTTGATATGACGCTGGATATGTCGGGCATTTCCATTAACAACCAAACCGTTAGCAGTGAGCTGGGGTTTCAGAACACGTTTCTCTTGCCTGCGGTCACGATGCGCTACGACCCATTTACTACACCAGGGGCTTTTTGATGCATTGGTCAGATGTGTATGTGGGATTGCCGTATATCCCTGAGACAGGGGACTGTGCGGCACTAGCAGAGCGTGTGGCGTTTGAGGTGTTTGGTAAAGCCGTGTGCTTGCCTACTACCCATGCGCTGACGTACCGAGAGCAGGCGACCCAAATCATGGATCTACGCGAGTCCTACGCGAAGGAGATTTCAGCGCCTCTGGATGGCTGCCCAGTGCTGTTTATTGGCCGTGGTCGTTTATGCCACATCGGGGTGATGTGCTGGATCGCTGATGAGTGGTGGGTATTGCATGCAGATCAGAGTGCAGGTTCAGTGCTGCGGCAACGGCTGCGTGATGTGACCAGACTGCATTTTAAAGTTGAGGGGTATTACCAATGGCTGTAGAGCGTGTCATTGAGCGAGCGCCAATGGTTGTGTTGCCACATGCGTTGAGCGACCGTGGCCGTGAAGTGGTCATGGCCGCGTTTCTGCCTAAAGAGACACTCGGGTCGTACTGTAAGCGTACCGGTATCGTGGTGCCCAGAGGTGAGCTTAGGGTGTTTCATAATGGCCACCCTGTACCGGCGGCACTGTGGGATAAGCTGATTCCGCGCACTGGTGATCAAATCATTGTTCGTGCCATCGGGCAAGGCGGCGGTGGGGGCAGCAAGATTCTACGTACTGTGGCCATGGTTGCGCTGGTGGTGGCCTCGGGGTCCATCGGGGGGCTGGCGGCTGGTGCCTGGGGAGCAACGGCGGGCTCGCTGGTGTCAGCCGGGGTGATGATAGGCGGCTCAATTCTAATTAATGCCTTATTGCCACCACCTAAGCCAACAAATCTAGGCAACAGTGGCAAGTACGAGACTAGCCCTACGTATTCCATTTCGGGTGGCCGAAATAGCATGCGTTTGTGGGAGCCAATGACGCTGATTTTTGGTGAGCACAAAGTTATCCCCGATTTGGGTGCCAAGTATTTCACAGAGCGCGTGGGAGAGGACCAGTACCTTAATCAGCTATTTCACTTTGGGTTGCAGGCAGGCAGTGTAGAGCTGTCAGATTTTAAAATTGGCGCTACACCTCTGAGTGACTACCAGGACGTACAAATACAGGTTTCAGGCGAAAACGGTAAGCTCACGCTTTTTCCCGGCAACGTAGACACGATTGAAGGCTTTACGCTTGAGTCGGGTGTCATGAATAGCCGCACAACAGAGGGCGATGTGACGTCTATCAGTGTAGAACTTGCTGCGCAGCTCTTTAATATCACTGATGCAGGGAAGTACACGGATGTGACAGTGGAAGTGCGCATTCAGTATAGGAGAGTGGGTTCCACAGCATGGCTTGATGCAGGGGAGCAAGGTTCCCACTATGCCACGCACTATTGGTCGTTAAGGTTGGGTGATCGGCAGCATGAGTACGGCTCTACAAACTTTAGCGATCATAAAGAAGGAGACGCTGTTGTTATTTCTGGTAAGGGTTTTCCTAGGACCTACACTTGGCAATGGATTCCTCATCCACATGATTTGGGTAAACCATGGCGCGGTGTTGCCCCCGATCCCTTGCTTGGCACAGGCTTTCAAGCGGTAACGCGTATTAAGGGCGCAAAGCAGACGCCCACATATAAAACGGTTACTTGGTCTGTGCCGCGTGGTGCTTATGAGGTGCGTGTATGGAAAGTATCGGCGGACATCAAAGATGGTAATGGCCGCAAGTCTAATGATGTTGCAGTTAATCAGATCTTGTCTTTTCAAGTTGATGAGGCGGACTATACAGGCCAGTTACGTGTAGCGCTGCGTATTAAGGCGACAAGCCAGCTCAATGGTGCGATTGATGAATTCAGCGCGTTAGCGAAGGCCGAGACGCTTGTATGGGATGGCAAGGCTTTTAGTCCAGCTCACACGCGTAATCCGGCGTGGTGGTTCTTGTTTTTTGCCTTGGGTGAAGTCAGGGTGGGTAAGGGGCGTCTGTATGGGGCTGGTCTAGCAATGAGCCAGATTGATCTTGAGGCAGTCAAAGCGTGGGCAGCTTGGTGTGATAGAAAGCGACTGACGTTTGGCTATGTGTTGGATCGGAAGTTGTCGGGCGCTGAAATGCTTCAACTTGTTGCTCGGTGTGGCCGAGCATCCCCAACATGGCAAAGCGGGAAGCTGGGGGTTGTGTGGGATGCAGAGAATCAGCCGTCGGTAGGGATGTTTGGGCCGTTCAACATCAAGGCGGGCTCCTTTAAGGTCGATTACATCAATGACAACACTCCCGATGAAATCATCCTGAATTTTGCGAACAAAGCGCGGGATTACAAGGTGGATGAAGTCCGTGTCAAAGTGCCTGGCGCAACAGCCACGTTGAATCCATTGCGCTTGGATTTGGAGGGCTGTACAGACGCGGACATGGCAGGGCGTGAGGCCAATCTCATTGCGGCATCGCAGATCTGGCACCGGCGGCGTGTGAGTTGGGAAACGGATGTCGAAGGTTGGATTGCTTCACGTGGTGATGTGGTCGAGATTAGCCATGACTTAACAGTTTGGGGCTATTCAGGCAGATTGTTGGACTGTGATGGTATGACGCTATTGCTGTCTCAACATATCCCTACAGGTTCTGGCGTGATGATGTTGCGCGATCCAGAAGGCAACATGAAAACCCTGCATGTGGAGGGCGCAGAGAGCGAAACTGATACGGTGACCATCACAAGTGACCTAGAGGGCTTTGCTCTGCCGGGGGACGAGCTGTTTTCAGATGTCCCTGCGATGGATTGGGCGTACTTCTTTGATCCTTTGGCCACACCCGGTAGGCGCTTCAAAATCACCGAGGTACAGCCTCTTGGTGATGAAGGCGTGCGGTTTTCTGCGGTGGATGATGAAGAGGGTTATTACGCAAGTGAATCCAATCCGTATGTGCATATCCCACCTCGCGACGGTCTGTTATTGGCGGGCTGGATATTTGGCTTGGGCTTTGTCGAAACTGTCACTGATGCCGCGACACGCGCTGTAGATGTACGTATCAACTGGACGCCTTCTGCTGACGTGCGTTGCAAAGTGGCGGTTAAGATCAATGGCGTGGAGGTGCTCTTAGAGGAAACTGCAGCCCGTCATGTTGTTGTGCAAGCGGTTCGTGGTGATGTGGTCCAAGTCACTCTGACACCGATTACGCTGACCGGCTCAGGCAAACAGGCAACGTCATCACACGTAGTGGTTGCACAGATAGACCCGCCAGCAGCGCCCACGCAGCCTTCAGTTTCGGTAGAAGGGGATATGCTGCGCCTTGTTTGGAGAGAGGGCGGCAGCGCGTGGGTAGAGGCATATGAAGTGTCTCTATCTGACACGCACTGGGGCAGTGGCTATTTGTTTAGAGGTAGTGCAAATAGCTGCTTAGTGCACCCTGGTGCTGTTGGTCTTGATGTGACATGGTTTATTCGCACATTGAATGAAGCGGGCCTGTACTCAGAGGAATCTGCTGAGGTGAGTTATACAGTCGAGCCTCCTGAGGATATTACCGATATTGAGATTTCTTTTGCGGATACAAGCCTGACAAACGCGACGGTCACTCTTGATTGGGGAGAGGTTGAGCCTGTATTCGGTTTGGACTGCTATCGCGTGAGCTATGGTTCCGTCACAAAGCAAACAAAGGCCACAACGATTACGCTGCCGGCAGACTGGATTGGTGACCGGACATTTGTCGTGCATGTGGTTGATGAACTAGGGAACTCGTCGCTAGGTTTTTCAAAAACAGTGACGAAGCTGGCACCTAAATCTCCGTTGAATGTACGGGCTCAAGTCATTGATAACAACGTCCTGTTGTATTGGGAGTTGCCAGAAATGACAACCTTACCGGTTTCACACATCCGGGTACGGGAGGGGAACGACTGGGAAACTGGCCGTGAGATTGGCACGAAGTCAGGGTCGTTTACCAGTTTGTCGGAGCTTCAAGGCGGTCGTTATCAGTATTGGTTGGCGACCGTGGATACCGATGGTCATGAGTCTACGCCAGTCAGCATTGTGGCATCAGTCAGTGAGCCGCCTGATTTCGTGTTTAGAGGGGAGCAAATCTCAGTATTAGACGGGGAGTTGGTGCACGCTGTGATTGATGGTGCACGTGTTCTCCTACCTGTTAACACAGAGGAAACATGGGAGCAGCACTTTGCGACACGTTCATGGGAAACACCGCAGGCGCAAGTTGATGCCGGGTACCCGATCTATATCCAGCCCACGCTCTTGCAAGGCTCGTATAGCGAGGTCTTTGACTTTGGTACGGTTGTGGCTACCAGTCGAGCGACGATCACCTTTACGGGGAAAACGCTTGCTGGTGAGGTGTTTTTGTTACCCAGAACGGAACTGTCATTAGACGGTGAGAGCTGGACGCCTTACGAAGGAATGAGCGATGTGTTTGGCACGAACTTCCAATATGTACGTTTCACGTTAACAGTAGAGCAATCTGGCGACCATGGTCTGTACCAGCTAACGGGATTGAGTTGTAGGCTTTCTACGAAGCTGAAAAACGATGGCGGCCGGGTTGAGTGCAAAGCGTCCGATGCACGTGGAACAGTGGCCAACTTCAATGTGACGTTTTTGGATGTGAGTTCGATCACGTTAACACCAGCGGGCACTACGCCTGTGACAGCTGTATACGACTTTAAGGACGTAGTGCAGAGCGGGACTTATGCTGTTGATGCTGCAGGGATAATGCTTGTGACGGTGGCGTCACATGGTTTTGAGGTTGGCCAAGATGTCCAAATCAACATCATTAGCGGTGCAGCGAAGTCGCAGCGCGTGCAAGTAATCTCAGCGACGGCAGATACCTTTACGGTGAAAACGCGGTCCAGTGCATCTAGTGGGCGGGCCAGTATTTACGCGCAGAGCATGCGGGTTTATCTTTTTAATCAACAGGGGGCTAGAGCTTCAGGCGTAGTCTCGTGGGCAATCAAAGGAAATGGATAGATGGCAGATCATTCAAAGCCAACGCTATCAAGCACGTACCCTAATTTTGTAGCAGAAGTGAAAGGTCGTTTAGACGATGTGTCTAGACAATTTGACCCTGCCAATAGCGAATCCTCTAATCTTGTGATGGGTGCGATTCGTTGGACCAGTGCAGCTAAAAAGTGGGAGATATGGAACGGGGCCTCATGGGGGAACTTAGCAACGGAATATGCCATTAGTATTTCTGGAACTGCTACTAAGTTAAAGACGGCCCGTAGCATAACACTCACAGGAGGGGCGACGGCTGCGGCGGTAAATTTTGATGGTTCAGCGAACATCACGCTAAATGTGACGGAGCTAAACCCTGCGCAGTTATCAGCAGCTGTACCGATCAATAAAGGAGGGACAGGGGCGTCCGATGCTGTGCAGGCGCGTGCAAGCTTAGGATTGGGAACGGCGGCCACAACCAGCGCGAGTGATTATGCGGCGAAGAGCCACGCTCACGCTTGGAACGAAATCACAGGCAAGCCTACAGCCTTTCCACCTGCTTCACATTCACACGTTTGGGGAGAGATTTCAGGCAAACCGGCGACATTTCCACCAGTCATTGGCACGGCAGCCAACCAAGCAAAAGCCGGTAACTGGGCTCCGGATTGGAGCGAGGTACGGAACAAACCGGCAATACCGCCTGCCCCGCAAGCCACACAGTCAAAAGCGGTTGGCTCGTACTGCGTATTACGAAACAACAAAACTGTAACCTCTGCCACAATAGCTGACAATGAAGTGGTGGCTGGTTCACAATTGCTAGTTCATTTCGGCGCCTCAAACAGCTCTAGTTTGCCCGGCACTTGGCGCAACGTGTCCGGTAACACGCTTCAAAACAAGAATACTACAGCTTCTAATTATGGAATATTTGTGAGAGTGACATGATGAAATACGAATGTAAAACACCACGTTTCAGCTCGGTAGATGGTAACTCAGTGGATTTGGAATTCAATCACCCAGAGTTGGGGTGGATTCCTTTTACAGCAACGTCTGATGATTGTGAAGGGCATGGCAGGGAAATATATGCAGCGGCTGTTGCTGGTGAGTACGGTGAAGTAGTCCCGTATTCGCTAGCATCAAGAACTATTCAGTACAAAACAGTATTTAGTGTTCTCGAGTTCCGTGCACGATTCACTCAAGATGAGCAGCTTGCCATTAAAACCGCTACGTACACAGACCCTGCCGTCGGACTTGTCTATGACGACTTCTTGGCTGCACAGTTTGTTGATCTAGCTGATGCACGAGTAGAAGCAGGCATTGACCTATATATAAGCAAGGGACTTTTAGAGCCTGACAGAAAAGCAGAGCTCTTAGCACCAGAAGAAATTTAACCCCGACAGTGATCGGGGTTTTTTATTGCCTCGGCTTCGGCTGGGGCTTTTTTATTGGAGGCCACCATGCCCCAAAGGAACTTGGAAATGCGGTTAGGAGAGGCTGCGATTGAAGCTGCTGGTATCTCAGTGGCAAACAAAACGATTTTAGGTAGCGCAGGTGTAGGCGCTTTTGCGTGGTTTGCTCAAATTAATTGGCTTGGACTGATTAGCGCTCTTGTTGCAATTATTGGTCTGCTGGCAAGCCTGTTTTTTCAGTATAGAAAGGAAAAGCGTGAGCGCCGGATTACGGAGGCTGACGAGTGTCGAAAGCGGGAGGATGAGCGGCGCAAAGAAGAGATGCATCAAGCGCAACTGGCTGCAATCAAAGCGAGGTGTGCTAAATGAGAGGCATTAGACAAAGGATAGCGGTCGCTCTGTTGTCGGTAAGCGCTGCTGGATTAGCTACTTGGACAGCAAGCGAGGGCTTTAGCGAAAGCCCCATAATTCCAACAAAAGGGGATGTGCCGACAATAGGCCATGGCTCTACGCGTTACGAAGATGGCACCCCTGTGAAGATGACTGATCCACCAATCTCGCGTGAGCGTGCAGAGCAGCTGGCCCGCAATCTTATGAGCGGTGACGAACGTATGCTTCAGGCGAGCTTGCCGGGCGTAAAGCTGCACCAGGAAGAGTACGACCTGTACTTGGATTTTGTGGGGCAGTACGGGATTGGTACGTGGCGTAAGTCGTCTACGCGTCGTCACTTGCTGAATGGGGATTACTTGAGGGCGTGTAACTCGTTGCTCTTATATAAGTACTCAGCGGGTTTCGATTGCTCTACGCCGGGTAACAAGCAGTGTTGGGGAGTGTGGGATCGACAACTAGAGAGGCATCAAAAATGCTTGGACGCACAATGACAGGGGCTGCTATTGCAGTGGCCTTTTTTGTGGGTGTTTGGTTGTATGGGCAGGCGCAGTACAGGCAGGGTGTTGGTGATACCAAAGCCGATGCGGTGCTGGCACAAATATCAATAGAGCAGGGGATGCAGTATGAGCGGGATAGGGCTGATGCAGAGTACAGGGGATTGGTGCGCGCGAGGGCGACTACGCTACTTGATCTTAACGCTGCTCGCGGTGAGCTTGACCGGCTGCGGCTCGGTACGAACGGTGGCACCCAAGTTGCCGGAGGTGGCAGCGGACTTGATGGAGCCGGTACCGACTGGATCGGAGGTTTTGCAGCGTGCTACGCAGAATATGCAGAACTGGCAACAGATGCTGCAAAGTGGGCAGACATGGTGAATGGGCTGCAGGGGTATATACGAGCAGTTTTAAAGGGAGATAGACAAAGAGCCTCGAGAAAACTGACTGATGATAGAGGTTAG